GGAACTCCGGGACCCGGCGACCTATGAAGGGAAAGTCGGAAAGGGTTAAAACCGCCGCCTGAATGGCATCGATCTGCGCCTGTGACTAAAGCGACGTTATAAGCCGAAACAAAAAACGCGATAAATGCGACTGCGCTTTATTTTGACCACGTCAAAGCAGTTTTAATACTAGTCGATCTTAAGCGTTGTTGCAACCTCATTTTTTCCCATTTCCGAGGTCAAAAATCAAACCTATTTTAACAGCAAAAAGGGCGGGGTTTTGCCCGCCCAGCGGAAAAGCTTAAAAAGTCGGGTTTCGGTGTGCTCTACCCGACCTACCAACTACCCGCTATCATTTTGGGCCTATCGCAACAAAAGAAAATCCCCCATTCAGCCCTAGCGCCCCGTCGTAACCGTATATGCGGACCTCGCAGGTGTCGCTTGACACGTTGCTGGTCATTACCGCATATGTTGTTGTGTTTGAAACCGCAATACAAACAGGGGTGCTATCGAACGGTGCGTTAAACGTTATCGTATAAATACCCGAGTTATTTGTATGCGCCCCGGAAAAACCACCCCCTAAAAGAAGGGTCGTTCCATCTGATTGCAATGAACCGCGAATAATTTTTAGCCCAAACTCTGGCGCAGAATACACAGCGGTGCCAGTTCCAGTCGCATTTTCTGCTGTTGTCGCGTTTGTGGCATTTGTCGCGGATGTAGCAGCGGTGGCGCTGGCAACTGCTCCGCTGACTTTACTTCCGGCTAGTGACGTTATCCACGCCGGATCCGCGTATGAGCCCGTTGTAAACACCGTGGTCGCGGGCAGGTCCGCGTTGGTCCAGGTGCCGGACGTGGATATTTTGCTCTTCGCGATCACGGCGGCGGGGTCTATATCGTCGTTGGTGAGCTGGGGGTTGCTGCCGTCGGCGTCGTCGCCGTGGTGATCGTGGGCGTTGACGGCGTTCAAAAACGCGGCGGTGACTGTAGTGCCTTTGATCCCAAGACTGGGGGTGCCGTCCACAAAAACGGTTTTGGCGCCCCAGGCCAGGCTGGTGGCTACTGCGCAGAAAATGACTACCGCGAAAATTCTTTTCAGCATATTCCCTCCTTATTCGTACAGAAAATAGATGTGGGTGTGGGCCGGCTTGAGCTTGTTGAACAGCGTCTCCAATGTTGCCTCGTCTGCCCAGTCGGTGAGCAGGTCTCCGGCGGCGGAATCTCCGGCGGTGAACTCCACGATGGTCTTTGCGCCGATCGGGGCGTGGACCCGCCAGATGTGGATGGTCTCGTCTCCGCCGCCGTAATCGGCTGAGTTCGGCGGCATTTCCTCGATGTCTATCGTGTACCCCACCGTGGCGGCGAGCTCGATAAAATAGGACACGTCCAGGCGCTTACGAAGGCGGCGCTTTTGGACCGCGGCCTGGCGGCGGGCGCCGAGGCTTAGGCTGCTGTCAGAGATGATGCCGTACCGCTTTTCCCATTCGTTGATAGTCTGGATTGCCGTGTCCGGGAAAAACTCATTGACCGCGTACTCCGCGGCCAGTTTCAGCGCGTCCAGGTGCGCGGCCTCGATGGTGATGTCCTGGTCGAACACGCCGCCGACTTCGGCGGGGAACAAGCGCTTGAGCACGCTGTAATGCTCTGGGACCGGAGCAGCCTCGCCCGCGCCGGCGCCGTCTCCTATGGGGCTGTTGCCTATGATCTCGTCGCCGATGGGCATTTAGGTCACCGTTGTTACGTTCGGCCGAAGGGTCGCGTATCCCGCGGGAACCACGTCCGCGGCCGGCACGGTCACGGACACGTCGTCCGCGCCGTTCTGGATCGCGAGGGCGATGAGCTGGGACCTGCGCAGGGTCTGGCCGGGCACAAGCGCGTTTTGGTACGCCTCTATGTCGAGCCTGAGATGCGGTCTGTCCACAGTATCTCCAGATACGCCCATGGTCACGCTTTGGGTCTGCAGCGTGGGAGCTACCACCGCGCAACGAGACGCGCCCACAGGCCGGTTTTCATCGATGTTTTTCTTGACCTGGGCAAGGGTCCCGCGCACCACGTAGCGCTCTCCCAGGGTTGTAAAAATGTCGCCCGCCAGATCAAGTTCGCCGGCTGCGGTCACGGTCTCAATAGTCGTTGTCGTGCCCTCGTCCAGGTTTTCGACCACGTCACCTTTCTGGGCCGGATATCCGGAATCGTCGAACACTCCAGCGGAGTCAACAAGCTTGTTCGCCGTCACGGTGGTGACCGTGCCGGTGTGGTGATATATAATGTACGCTTCATTGGCGTATTGGAAGATGTCGTCGGCAAGCGTGAGTTCTCCCGCTCCGTCCACTGAGACAACGGCGCTGGAGCGCCGCTTTGCCGGGTTCTCGACCACGTCGCCCGGCTCGAGCGTGAGCCCCGTGAGGAACGCGGCCCCGGAATCCAGGAGCTTATTCGTTGCCGCGCTCGTGGTGATGCCGATCCTCGAGGAGTTGCTTGGCACTTCGGAGCCCGTAGCCTCTCCATCGGCCAGGGGGACGATGTCCACGGTCCCGTCTCCTTGGGCCAAAGGAAACACGGTTGCCAAGGCCACGGCTTCGACCTCCTCGGCCCAGGTCTTGTAGTCGTTCTCGTTCCCGCCCGCGGGGGGCTGCTGCTCGTTTGCCTTCAATCGCGCGCGGAATTCGTCTTCCGTTTCTCCGTCCTCGGGCGCAAGGCCGGCCACAGTCCCGTGGTGGACCAGGCTCTCGTAATCGCAAGAGTCAGGAAATACATTCCGCTCCACGATGCCTTGATGCTGATACGCGCCCCAGATCGCCGCGGCCATTACCGCGCAGCGGATGCGGGCTTCCGCGTCCACCGTGCCGTCTTCGTTCTGATAATCCGCCAGGATCGCGGCATAGAGCTCGTCGAACGTGGGAAGATACGAGGCCATTAAATTACCTCCACAAAGGCTTCATAGGTTACAACCTGGTCGTTGGCCTGCACTGCCTGGGCGCTCACGTTTACGCGGTCTTTGTCGTCACTGTCCTGTTCCACGAGCACGTCGATGGACTTGGCCTTGCCCGTGTCTATGAGCCACTGCCAGGCCTGCTCAAAGCGCTGTTTTATGAGCGGGACGGTCTGAGCTGTGATCGCCTTTGGCAGAGCGGCAAGGCCGAAGCTCGTATCCAGAAAAAACGAGCCCTGTTCCACGTTCACGGACAGGACCATGTCCGTATATATGGTAGCGTCCTGTTCGTAGGTCTGTTCCAGGAGGCCGTTTACCAGTTCGATTTTGTAGCCCATGTATTCACCGTTTAAGTCCCGCGAAACGCGGGATTAAAAACCTTATGACGCCGTGGTCTTTTCCGTCAGGTCCGTGGCCGGCACAGGCAGGACCGGGGCCCCCGTTACCATGGGGTTGCCGTCGTCAGTGTACGCATGCGTGTGCGCGGGAAAAGTGACGTTCACGAAATTCGCGTTTACCAGCGCGAGCTGCGCGCCGTTTCCCAGCTCCACGGCGGGCGCGGATGCGATGACCTTGACGCTTGCAACAGCCTCGATAATCCCGCCCTTTTTAATGTGCACCTTGTCGCCTTCGTCGTTGTAAATACAGCTCTCCCCGTTGTCCACGACAATGCGCGTTACCCTGTCGTCCTCTGCGATCACAAAAAACACGTTCCCGATGCCGACCACCACGGCCTCGGCCCCGTCTTTCCTGGACGTGAACCCGAAGTGCTGAAACATCTCCCGCTCGACAAACTCCTCGTTCACGTGGCCCGTGGCGGTCACGCGCTTTATCTGGCCCGCCGTGTCCGTTATGGCGGAGATAAGCACCCTGCGGATTATGGTGTTCAGCCACTTCTTCATGCCACGCTCCCTTTGTATCCGAGCCGAAGTTTTGTCACCGTGCCTGCGTCCTTGGATTTGTGAAACGTGCGGCCGGTGATCAGGAACGTGTCGTTTATGTCTATGTCCGGGTCCTCGTCCACCACGCTCGCCAGCTCGTTGATGGTCCAGTTTTTTCCGTTCTGGCTGTGGCCGGTGACTGTGTATTGCAAGCGGAAGCCCTCGTGCCGCATCTTTTCGAGCGCCATGCGGGCCTGTAAGTCCTGCCGGTCCCCGCCGGTTTCATCCTTTTGCACAAAAGGCTTGTAGAAATTATCGGGCAGATCCCCGGTCTCGTCCTCGACCGTGGTGGAGACGTTCAGGTCCGTTGCCGACGAAAACAGAGCAGAGCCCTGCTTTTGCCCTATGATCATTACCTGCGAAAAACGCTTGGAGTAGTCCTCATCAAGCCCGCCTGCCTCGACGTTGTTTCCCTTGCCGTCTTTGCGATGCACTATGCTGAATTTTGCCTCGCCGCCTTCCGCGGGCTTGCCGAACACAAACCTGCCGCCGGGCTCGCAAAAAAAGATCAGCCCCCGGCTCCGGGAGTATTCTTTCAGCACCTCGAAAACCGTGGTCCCCGGCTCTATCTGCGAAAGAGCTGTTGCGGAATCAAAAAGCCCGACAGAGGTCTTTTTTGTTTTCAGGTTGCCGGTAATGTCCTCCTGGTAGCAGATGCGCTTCAGATCCACATAGGGCATGTCGGCCAGAAGCGTCTCAGCCAGTTCGCTCAGCTTCTTTTCCTGCAGCGTGCCGAAGGACGTGCAATAGGCATCCACGGGCCAGCCCATTAAATCCCGGCCGCAAATAACGTTTTTTCTGCCCGACTTGTCATAGGTGGGGTTTCTGCGGTCGATGGTGCCGGTCAGCTCCAGAATATCGTTGACGTAAAGTTCCACGGCCATGCCGTTACTGATACGCACCTCCGGCTCCGCAAGCTCCACTTGAAACGCAGAGGGCACGCAGTAAAGGTCCGCGTCTATGTCGTAGGACACGAACCGCTCTATGAGCTTGCCGTCTATGAGAAGATAAACCGTATCCACTAAACCGCCCCTCACCTAACCTCTCCCCGCGGGGGGAGAGGAATTTATTGTGTGTAAATCTTTACATCGCCGCTCACAAAGCTGGGGTGCATGATCTGCGGGTTGATCGCAAGGATCCGCTCCGCCATGCTGTACGGCAGGCCGTACTTCAGGAGGATCAAAAAAAGCGGCATCTCCCCGTCTATGGTGACGGTGGTGATCTTCTCGCGCTCAAGCTTGATTTTGTCCACGTGCGAAAGCAGGGCAGCGGCCATGTCCTGGAGCGTGCGGAAAGACCGGTCCAGGTCCACGGCGGTCTGAAGCTCTGTCCGCGTGTCCGCCAGGGCCTGCTCGATATCGTTGATCGTCATGATCGGATCGGGCGTTGGCGGGTTCAGGTAGTTGCCCAGGGCGTCAAAGCTCTGTGTCTTTGCGCTGCTTTTTTGTGCCCGGCGCGCTTTTTCGTCCAGGTCGAACAGCGTTGCCAGGTCAAGCGAAAGCTGCATAGCTCCGGAGATGCGCACGTGCTTGGCAAACGTGGCGATGGCCGCGGCCTTGGCCGGGTGCGTGCTTTCGGGCAGGCTGTCCTGAAGCTGCTCCATGCCGGCGCGAAAGCTCGAAACAAACCGGGCGGGCGCGCTTTTCGCCGTCTCATACAGGGCGCTGTAGCGCTCCACCGTTTCCGCCACGGCGCCGATCACGCGGCCCGGCAGGTCTGTGGCGAAATTGATCGTGGTGATGAGCGAGTTCGCGGGCTGCTCAATTGCGGAGAGTATCCCCTCAACAGAGCTGACGAGGCTTTCCATCTGGGCCGTGTAGGCGCGGAGGGATACGGCGTTCGATAGCGCCCGCAGGTCCGCGGCGATGTCCTGGGAAAGCTTCTGGACCTGGGCCGCGAGCCCGGCCAGAAAGGACGCCTGTACCGGGGCCTTGGGTGACGTGGTCTCCGTGACCACAGAGCCGGAGCCGATCAGGTCTTCGACCAGGGTAAAATCTACATACGCGGTTTTTTCTACTTCGTTGTTGCGGAAGCCAAGCTGTTCGATGCCGACATTAAGAATGCCGTACACCGGGTGCACCAGCTCCACCACGCCCGCTGTGTCCAGGGCCTTGATCAGCTTCTTGTGCGTCTCGTAGGCGGCGCCAATGAAGACGGCCGTAAACTGGATAACCCGCTCCTCTTGTCCCATGTCTTCGAGAAGCGCCCCGTTTGTATCGGGATATCTATGGCGGACAATCGTTTTTTTGAGGACATCGTTGGTGCCGTTGGAATCGATGCAGTCGATGTCGATGCCCGCGAGGTTTGCCTGGTAGAGGTCCGCGCTCATCGGAGGTCCCCTCGGGTGACGGCGATCCTGGTGTTGAGGTCGTCGGTGTCCGTGCGGATCTGCTCGGGCGTGATGTAGACGTTGAGGTTGATTTTGTTGTCAGCCGGCTTGCCGCCCATCACTTCGCGGGATTTTGCGTAATCGTAGGGGTTTTCCGCGCGCCACTGTTTCAGCCCGGCCGACTCCCGCTGCTGCATGCGAGACACCGCAAACGAGCCCGCGCCGATCAGGAGCGGGATGGAAGCCACGCCCCAGGCGGCTGCGCCCGTAAGCCCCGCCGCGGCAGTGGGCGCGGACTTGGAAAAATCCACGTCCCGCGTGCCGAGGCCTGAGTTTGCGCCGCCCGCGCCGGAGATGCCGCTGCCCGGCATGTTGGTGACGAAAACAGGGGTCCCCGCGCCGGCCAGCCCGCCGCCGAGCCCCGGCAAACCTTTTTTGCCGAACACGTCGCGCACGCCGCCGATGACCTTGCCCGCGGTGAGAATGCCGCCCAGGCCGAGGATAGCATAAAGCCCGCCCTTGGTCGCAACGGGGTGTTCGTTCAGCGCAGTGAGCGCCCTGGTAAAAACACGGATCGGGCCTGCAAGGTTCTCGTTCGCCAGCTTGCTCATCTCGCTTTTGAAATCCACGATCTTGGCCGCGCTCTGCTCGGACCAGAAGCCGAAGTCTTTCAGGATAGAGACGCCGGAGCCTCCGGTTTTTGCGAACTCATCGAACTCGCGGAAGTCGCCAAACTTTTTCCAGGACTGGACCAAAGGGGTGATGGCGCGGATGGACCGGTCTTCAAATATTTTTGAGAGCACAAGCGAGCTGCCCTTGCTTTTGACGATAATGTCCTTGATCACCAGGTCGAAGTCGCGAAACACGTCCCGGCCCGCCTTCTTCGATTTTTCCGGATCGAATATCTGTATCCCCGCGGACTGCAAATCCTTGGCCTTGCCTATGATGTCGGAAAAGGTACTCTCAACCGCCGTTGCAGCCATGTCCGAAGTGCCCGCGCCGCGCCGGGCGATCTGGAGGAACGCGCCGAACTTGCGCATGCCGTCCACTCCCTTAACGTCGAACCGGTTCGCGGCGGAGAGCAGGCGCTCAAAAAGAGACGCCATGTTCTGAAGCGTGAAGGCGCCCTTTTTGCCTTGCTCGTTCAGCACGTCGAACACGGACATGACCTGGTCCTGCGTGATGCCCATCTTTTCCTGCATGTTGGAAGCGGAGGCGCCGATATCCTCCATGCGAGCGCCCGTTGCCGAAGCCACAATGCCCATGTTCTTGAGCGACTCCACGGCAAACTTGAAATTGCCCGTGCGCTCCACGATCGCGTTCACCCCGTCGAGCAGATCCGTGGGGGCCTGGTGCGTGGCCTTGGCAACGTCGAAGAGCTCGGCTTTCAAACCGAACATCTGCTGTTTGGTGAGCCCCGCCACGATCGAAAGCCGCGCGAGTTTCGCGTCGAAGTCGATCACGGACTTGCCCGCCATGACGAGCCCGGCGCCGCCCAGGAGCGTGTTGAACCGCGTGAGGTAGCGGTCGGACACGCGGCCTATGGCCGCACCGGTGCGTTTGAAAATCTCCATGGTCTTTTGGCCGTAGGTCTTGACCGCTGTCTCGCCGCGCCGGAGGCCCTGGACCAGCTTGGTTTCCGATGCGGAGAGAATTATTTCTGCTTCGTTTCTGCTCATAGTAACCGTTTAAACCGTGTAAACCGCGTAAACCGTTTAAGCCGTTTGAAGCGGGGCGGGTCTTTTTACCCGCTTCGTTTTTGCCTTCCGTCCGGGCTTGCTGTCCTTCGTTGCTTGCGCTATGGCGTCCTGCATCATGCTGAGATAGAGCCACTGACCTGTTGTAACTTCGTTTGCCGGTCTGCCAAATAGGTAATAAGCCCGCTCAGCGTTTTCGAACTTAAACCGTTCAAGGTCGAAGGCCCATTTTTTTTTACGCTCTCAAAAAGCGCGTCGTACTTGTCCTGGGTCATGTCCCCGAGCAGGGGAGAGCACTCCGTCTGCCAGGAGTTGTACTCGTCAATCAAGGCCGCCTTGATATCGGGATGCCCGATCAGGCCGCGAAGCTCGTCGGCGGAAGCGAAGAGCGAGGGTCGGGGCCCGGGGCTCGGGGGACCGGAAACGTCCACGATGGCGCGGGCAAGGACCTGCGTATTCTGCTCGCTCTGGTAGGCGTCCACAGTGGAAGCGGAAAACTCGATGCCCTGTTTTTTGAAAAGCCCTTCCGTGGCGAAGTGCGCGTCCTGGATTTCCTGCTCCGTCAGCACCCTGAACCCGAGCTGTTCCTTGGCTCCGGGCCAGTTGGTCGTCTTGACGTTGTGTGTGCCTGCCTTGAGTTTGTCGAGAATATTCATAGCCACCCCTCACCTCAGTCCTCTCCCCGTGAGGGGAGAGGAGGTATATCTTAATCGTCCGACGCCCGCTCGGCGCCGAAGGTGATCGTCTGCACGGTCTCCTTTTCGCCGTCCACTGTGTACTCTCCGCGGGTGAGGCAGCGGACGCCGAAAAACTCCAGGGCCTCGCCGTCTTCCATGGTCACGACCACGGACGCGCCCTTGACCGCGCGGAAGTCGAACCGCGTTCCGTTCGGGATCACGTAATCGATCGAGAACTGATGGCGCGGGGTCTTGCCCGCGTGGCCGGTTTTGTTCATAAGCGCAACCTGCACCGCGTCTTCCACGGCCATGCGCTTGAAGTTTTTCATGTCGTCCATCTTCTGGCCGCTTATTGCTATGTCGCATCGGGAAACATATTCACTCGCCATGGGAACCTCCGTAGTAACCGTTTAAACTGTTTGAACGGTTGAAACCGTTTAAGCCGTCAGTTAATAAAGTACCTGCTTCACCGCCACCACATACAGGCCGTCCACAACCGGGCTCGGCATCAGGATGTTCATCTGGCCCACGTTGGTCAGGTCTTCCTCCACGATGAACTGGTCCTTGTACGAGGACACGCCGGTCAGTATCCCTAACTGCTGGCACCGGTAGGCCACGTCGAGCACGATGTTCCGCAGGATCTGGATCGTGGTCGGGCTGCCCTCGCGAATGATCTTTTTCGGGGCCTTGGCGGACAAATCGCTAATGGCCGCGTCGCGCACGTAGTCCATGCCGAAAATCTTATGCACATCGACAAAAACGGTTTGACTGTTTTCATCCTGCGTATAGGTGAGCGGCATGCGCACGAGCCGCGCGGCCTCGCCCGGGCCTACTTCCACCGGAGACACGCCGCCTGCTAAGGCTGTCTCCTGTTCTGTCCTGGACAGCCGGTCTCCAATCGAGGGCAGGGCCGTGTAGGTCATGCCCATGTGCTTGACCGGGTTCGCCACGTCGGGATCCGCCGCGATGCCTGCGGCAGTGATGGCCGCGAGCTTCCAGGACGGGGTCTGCTTCTGTGTGGCGCCTGCCGTGTACCTCACATAGGCCGCGGTGATTCTCTGCGAGTTCGTCTGGCCGGCAAGCGTGGTGGCCGCGGACAGGGACCCCGTGGTGGCGTACATGCCGACAGCCCCGCGCTGTTCGACCGCGTTGGACACGCCTTCGATGTGCGTCTTGAGCGTGGTCAGGTCCGTCTGATTATTGTACGGCGTCACGACCAGGTGATACCGCGTCGCGTATACCACGTCGAGCGCGTCCTGGAGCGTGGGGTTCGTAGCCCCGCTCGCCATGGCAACGACCGCTGCCGTGGTGCCGATGCCGGTGGTGAGGTCGTAGCCCAGGCCGAGCTCGTTGCCTGCGAGGCCGAGGTTTTTGGCCGTGAACGTGACGACCCCGGCCGCGTTTGTGGCGGTCACAGGCATGTCGCCCTTCGCGGCCACGGCGTTCGCGAGCGCGGTTGCCACCTCAGTGGGCGTGTCTCCGCTCGCGATAGTGGCGTCCGCGTACTGATCGCCTATGTACATGCGGAGCGTGCCCGCGCCCGTGGCTGTCTCGGTGATGGTGATGGTGCCGGAGGCCGCGACTCCGGCCGCGTCGTTAAGCGAAACGACGCTCAGGTCTATGTAGGGGTTCGTCTGGATCGCGGCCCGGGCCATAAGGTGAGAAAGAGAGCCTATGCCGAAAGCCGTTGACGCGGCGCCGTCCGACAGGATCTGCGTGGGAACCTCGGCTGCGACAGAGCCCGCAGGGTAGGCGTTGAACCGCCATTCGTCATTTGTTGCGTGGCCCGTGGTCGCTGCAAAGGAAATTGTGACTCCGGAGGAGAGCGACGCCGTGGACGTCACGTTCGAGGCAACGGACCAGGACGTTCCGTTGTTCTCGGAATACTGGAACTGGTCAGGTGTTCCGGTGGACGAAATCTTGACCCGGTACTTCTTCGCCGTGGTGGCCGTATACGTCCCGTGGCTGGTCATGTCGTCCAACGTCCCGCCCTGCCAGATCTCGGGCTCGATCCGAGCAGCCAGGCGCTGGCCGATGACGAGCACCTTCCGCGCCATGGAAGGGAGCGACCGGGAGGCGAGGGAAATATCCTGCTCCACGTAGATCCCCGGCTTTTTGAGGCCCGCCGGGACCTGGTTGAACTGAATGTTCGCGGAAGCCGCGAACGCGCTCGCGCCCATGCCGAGCAGAAGCAAAAGCGCTGTTACACCCTGCATAAATCTTTTCATTTTCATTCCTCCTCTAAACTTTGAACTCTGAACGCTGAACTTAAATGTCTATCTCCGCCTGATTCACAATCGCTATTCCGTCTTCCGCCCAGGTCGCGTCGCCGTCCACCACCGTGGCGGCCGGACCCGTGGGCCACTCGGGCTCTGCCGCGCCGGACGCGCCGGCAACGGTGCACTTGTACTTGTGCCTATTCGGCACGGTCGGGACCACAAGATCATCGAGCGCGTACTCCGTTTCCGGGGTCCACATCACCGCGGCCCCGGGTGCAAGGTACTGCCCCAAAGCGATCTTGAGAAGATCCTGGTCCGCCTCGGCGGTTTTCGCCACCATCTCCGAGACTGAGAGCCGCAGCTCCGCGCGATCGCACAACACTCCGCCGAGCATCCATTCGCGGAGCGAGGCCTTGGGCAGGGTGTGGCCCTCGGTATTCGGCAGCTTGTTGTCGATGAATTTCTGCGCCACGGCATCGGCAACGATGTTGAAAAGCTTCTCCGAAGCAACGTCGTCGCGCTTTGCGTAAAATCCGCGGAGCACGTAATCGTGCGTGACCTTCTTAAATTTTGCATTGAAGCTCACGACGACAAACCCCTCGCGCGTGATCTCCCACCCGTGCAGAGGCGAGTTCGCGTTTTTTTGGAACAACGCCCGAAGCCGCGCCTCGTCCGCGGCCCACCGCGAATAGTCGTGCACCACGCCGATGCCGGTGACGGCGTCCAGCAGGGTCTTTATTGAGGCTCGTATGGTTTGGTCTGACATTACAAATTCCCCTCGCTCACCCAGGTTCCGGGCGTACCCGTCACAGTGCAGTACCACCCTTTCGGCTGCCCAACGGCAGGCGCCGAGTTCCGGACATAATCGCCGGCAGTCCACGTGCCGGTTGTGGGGGCAGCGGTGCCTGACGTCCAGATGTTGCCATTGACAACAATGTCTTTCCAGCTCTGCGAGTACCCAATGCCCTCAATGCCGGGAGATAGAGAGAGATCGTCCAAAAAAAGAGTAGAAGTGCTGTTAAACGCGATCACGCGAATGCCGATATAAAGCGTGGCAGTCGACTGCGGTATTATGGTTTGCGTAAACCTTTTCCACCCGCTGTCCCCGGAATCCGCAGCCAGCACGCTTGCAAATTTGTTCGCGCCGTAGTTCGTGGCAGTCAGTCCGCCCCCCTGTACGCTGAATACAGCATACGGGGTTCCTCCACCAGTATCAGTTATGCGGGCATGCCCGGTAAACGTAAGCGGCTGTCCCACCATGCCTGCGCTTACTGTCAGCGACTGGTTCACAATGAATGAATTGATGCCAGTCCCTGTTTTTGTGCAGCTTGACATCAGGCCGGGGGATATACTGCTTGTCAGGCTGGAAAATACATCACACAACTGGTTCCACCCGTATGCGCCTGCTTCAAACCCGCCGTTTTTCAGCATGTTGCTTGTTGACCCGATAATGCTCCTACTGGTTGGCACAACTCCGATCTGTACATTGTCAGTGCCTGCAAGAAGATACCGGAAAGCATGTTGATTTATTTTTATTCTCCCTCTCACATCGAGATTGCGAAAATAGCCGCTTTCATCGTCGGAGTTCATGTACATCCGTTCAATTGTCACGTCGGACAGCCGGTCCATGTCTAACGATGCGGTAAGTTTAGAGGCGTCGGCATCGTTAGACAGGAGTTCTATGTTGACGTTTGATGCCCTTGTCATCTTTATTTTCCGGTTGCTCAATACCTGCACAAGCACCCCTCGAAATGAGATGCGGTTGACATCCGTCAATTTGATGGAATAGCCGTCCGTAATCGTCAATTCGTTCCAAAAATTTTGAATGCCTGTATTGGAACACCCCTCTATATCCAGCGCATATTTCCCAGCGTTGCCCGTGCCCTCTATGAGTAAATCGCTTAGTTCGTTTCCGTTGCATGCCGCGGATGCGTTGTCATTGTTCAGTACAATATATGCCCCAGCCGTCGTGCCGGTCCCGTTTTCCTTATTAACGTTTCGTACCATATTCCGGTTGCCGGACAGATACAGCAAGGTGTCGATTTTGTCCTGAGAAAATAAATTTTCGATAACAACGCTCTGCGAATATCGCATCAGCATCAACCCGTACTGAATCTCGAAATAAAGATTCCCGAAAGCATAATTAATACAGTTCCCGGAATCGTCGTGCTTTATTGCGGCAATCCCGGAGCCTGCCGTTGACAAAAACCCGATATTTTTGACTGATCCGCCATATTGGTAGCCGTTCATGTTGATAAGTCTATCGCCGGAAAACGTCGTCGCGGATTGCAGAAATGCGCCCACACCGTATGCCGTAGCTGCGTCCGGTGCGTCATTCCCATGCAGGTCGTCGCCGTAAATCATCACAATCGGACTGTCAATGGTATACGGATTTGTGTATGAGCTGATCAGCGTTACAGGCGCAACACTGTCTCGCTTCTCGCTGCCACGCACAGACGCCAGCGCCGCATTGATCGCGGTTGTCGTCGCCGTTGCCGCCGCGTCGCCGCCCCCAGGGAAGCCGCCCCACCACTGGGGATAGACCTCGTTCACAGTGCCAGGGGTGAACACGGTCAACCCGGTCCCGGTGAATGTGGTATAGAGCCCTGCGGAAAATCCATTTTGCGCGGTGAACGTATAGGGGCCTTTTGCGACGGTCCCGCCCGGAACAACCTCTACAAGCGCGGCGCATGATAGATTCGCCCCCAACGTCTGGGTATCGGAGACGAGCACTTTGCGACCGAGCGACGCGGCGGCGGTGCAGGCTGCGGCAAGGCCCCCGTTGCGGGCGTCTACATACGGGTCCCCGTCAGGGGCATATGCGGAGTTATAGTCCCCCACGGAAAGAGAATCAACGGCCACGTTGTGGAACGTGGAAGTGTTCGCGGAATCTATATTCTCCGTGCGGGCGTCGAGGTCGTTCAGCCACCCCGCGGTGACGGCATGATGCACTTTCGAGCCCGCGGGCCAGGAGCCCGAGTGCATTGTGGTCCCCTCCTGCTCGCGCGCCACGACGGTGAACACGTTGCCCGTGTCGAGCGTGAGCGTGACGATCTCTTTCTGCGAGCACGACGACGGAACTGAGCAGGACGCCTTGAAAATATACACGTCGAACTCGCCGGTTTGCGGGAAGCTCGCGCCGCTCTCCAGTATGAGCGTCGCCGCGGCCGCGGCGAGCGGGGTCGCAAGCGTGCTCGTGCCGCCGTTGGAAAAAGTCTTTGTTTGGCCCTCCGCGGCCAGTAAAATAATGAGTGCAATGATGCCGATAATCTTTTTCATGTCTCACCCCTCTGAACTCTGAACTATGAACCCTGAACTAGCGATCAAAGCTCTCGCGCTATCTCAAACCCGTAATGATCAAATATGGAGAAGACCCGCTGCTCGTTGTCCTTGAACGCTCGCTCGAACATGTGCAGCCCGGCAAAGCCTTTTTTCCCGATGGAGCGCCGGAACACGTACTCTTTTTTCTCCGCCTCTTCGCGACCCATGCCGAGCTTTACTTCCATCCACCGAATGAGCGAGCCCTTGGGAGGCATGCCCTTGTCCGCCCTGCGGCCTTTTTCTATCACGTCCCCGTAAACGCTCGTGTGCCCCACGATCCCGGTAATTACCGCGTGCCCGCTCATCCCGCGGATCCGGGAGGAACCTTTTTCCACTTCACCGGCTATCGTGCCGCGAAGCCCGCCCCGGTCCCCGTATACGCCCACGCCCTTGGCTACGCCTTCAACCTCGGTGGGCAGGTTTTCCTTGACCTGGGTCTCGAGGAAGAGCACCGCTTCCCACATTGCGCCGGTGAGCTTCCGCGCGATCAGGGCGTCGCTTTTGCCCTCGAAGAAGTTGCCGCGCTTTTTTATTTCATATTTCAGTTCCATGAGGCGTTTGGTTCAAGCCGCGTAAACCGTTCAAGCTGTTTAAGCCGTTGTGAAGCTTTTTGGTTCAAACCGCTTGAACCGTTTAAACCGTTTAAACAGTTTAAACAGTTTGAACCAAACGCCTTTACCGTAAACGCCTCGCGCTTCTCGGATGCGTGAGCCGGTCCCCGCCGCCGGGATAGTTGAGCGTCCTGCTGCCCACCACGCTTGCGGCCGGCAGCGTGTCTCCGTCTTTCAGGTCCAGGTGCTCGTTGTAAAACGTCAAGCATGCTTTGGCGCGCGACGCGCACTCCTGGGATTTCGTGCGGTACGAAACCGCGTCCGCCTGGAGCGTGGAGTCTCCCGTGCCGATGTAGCGCGAGGCCAGCATGCCGAGGCAGATGTGCGCGGCCAGGTTCGCCACGGCGGTCAGATCGTTCGCCGGGATCGTGGCCTCGGTGCGCGGGACGGTGAACGAAACGCGGAACGTGTCCGGGGAATCGGGCGAAGCGTTTACGAGCCTGATTTTTTCCGCGTCCGCTGTCTGATAGATGCGGTAGTCGTCCTCGCTGTCCAGGAGCGTCTCCGGGTTGTCGCCCACGGGGTACTCGATGCTCTTGATCCGGGAGAACTCATCGACCCATCCCGCGGGCGCGTCGTACAGGTTTGTGCCGTCGCCCTCAATGTCGGCGACGCTTATTTTCGGCCGGTGCTTTGAGTATCGGGCCAGGGCGCCGGAGATGCCGGAGGCCCAATCCGCATCCGAGAGCTTCGCGTCCGTGTCCTTTACCAGGCCCTGCACGGTTGCGAGCAGCGTGCCCGGCTCTGCCGCGGCGGAGTCGGCGTACACGGCGAGGCGCTGCGGCTCATCGTCAATGACCAGGTCCGTTGCCGGCGCGGGCGCGGCCCCGGCCTGCTCGTAGGCCACGATGGTGTAGAGCCCGTCGCTCCAGGGGATATCGTTGACGCTTGCTTCGTAAAGCCCCTTGATGACCGCGTGCTCGGCGAGGGAGAGATACTTGTCCGCGGGCGCAGCGGCAAAGGAGCCGTCCGCGTCGTCGCGCAGATACCCGTCGCTGTCCCGCAGGACGATGACGTAAACGGTCTTTGCCGTGGTGTGGGTGCGCTGTATTTTTTTTGCTGCCATGGCGTTTTATCTCCCAACCAAAAACATGAAGTGAAGGGCAAAGGCAAAAAGCCCTTGCCCTCTGCTCTATGCTTTCGGTTCTATTACGGCGACGCCTCTGCAAAAATTCCGTTGCTGTCCCGTATCTGCCATCCGGTGGTGCCGTTGCCCACGATATGGATGTAGTCGTTCAGCACGCTGGTGGCCTTGGTCAGGACCACGTCCTCGTCGTCCGCGCCGTCGATGTACAAGGTCGTGCCGTTGGCGATCCGCGTGCTGCCCTTGATGTTGTCCGAGGCGTTGGGCGAGAGCGTGATGATGTTGTTTCCCGCCGCGCCGGTGTTTACGAACCACAGGTTGCACCCGGCCGCGGTGGCGGGCAGGGTCATGACCAGCGCATCCGTGCCGATGTAATAGGTTGTGCCGCAGGCGGCCACGGCGATGGTCTGGGACGTGGTGACTGTGCTGATCACGTCGTAGGAGCCCACGCCGGAGGTGAGCGCATAGGTTCCGGTAGCGTCCGGTTTAGTCAGAGTCCGGTCCGCGGTGGGATCGGTGACTGTGTCCGTGGTCTCAAAGTCGTTCGCCGTGGCGCCCTCGTACCGGGTGCCGTTGGATACGCCCCAGACCGAGTTCGCTACCTCGGGCAGGTTCGTGGCGAGCGTGGTGGTGCCGAGATAGTAGGACCCGGTGGGTCCGGTGGCGAGGAGGTAGTCCACGTCAGCAGTGGGATCCACGGACCCGAGCCGGGCCTCGTAATCGTCGGCGGTCGCGCCCTCGAGCTCGAGGGGGAACGCGCCGGAGAGAGAGCCGAGCGCGGTGAGGCTGGACGAGTCAAAATAATTTTGACAGTTGACAAAATAATCCGTGGCGCTGATGGCATACCCGATCTGCTGGCTGTACGCGGGAGCGGACTGGGTCACGGCCCCGGCGGTTGCGGCGGACAGATACCCGGGCGCGCCTTCGGAGAGCGAGGTCCAGCCGGAGATGATACCCTGGACAATAACCTCCACGGACGCGCCGGAAGCGCCACCCATGCCGACGACGCCGACAGCGGGTCGGAGCGTTGCGTCGTCGGCGTCGGCTTTATAGCAGTAGCCGTCCGCGTCTTTGATGGACACCACGTTGCCCGCGGTCAAGGTCTCGCCCGCGGTGCAGGAGAACCGGGCGTACACCTGTTTGGCGTAGTAGGCGTCGGCGTCCGCGGGAACAACCGCCGAGACGCAAAGCAGCGCCAGAAGCAGAATAGGTTTGAAAAAGGTTTTCATGTTGTGTTCCTCCGTAAGAAGCGGGGCCACGCAAGGGCGTGACCCCTCGGTTTAAACGGTTTAAGCGGTTGCAACGGTTTAAGCGGTCAGCGCGCTTGCGCGCGCTATCCCACCACGCTCTTATGGAAGCCCGGCGTGTCCGCGATCTCGAACTCGTACTCGTGCCTGATCTTGTACTGGAGCTTGTCCGCGGTGAACATCTGGCCCGCGGCCGGGTTGTCGGCAACGAAGACCTCGGGCTCGCGGCGGCCGTGGATGTAGGCGGCTTCGAGCATTTCGACATCCGTGGGGTTCGCCAGGAGATACCAGTCGTTCGCGTCGGTGAAGAGCGGGTTCGCGTTGATCCGCTCGTGGTTCGAGCCGAACCGGCCGGCGTGCGGGTTCACGGTCCCCGCGATGGGCCATGACGAATTGAGCGCCTTGGCGATCTCGAGGATGGCGCGCGGCACTTCGAGGCGGTAGCCCTCGAGGCCCAGGGTCTCGCCGGAGTCGCGCTCGGTCTGGCCGAACATGTCCTGCAGCGCCTGGGTCAGCGTGGCGATGCCGGTGGCGTCGTTCGTCAGGCCCGTGGTGCGCAGGTTGGTCCGGTCCGTGTGGAACACGGCCTTGCTGTCGCCCTTGTAGTCCGCGTTCGAGATGAGCTTGTTCCAGGCCCGGCGCGCGTGGGTGCGGCGCGCGGCCCGCATCAGCTTGTCCAGGAGCTGCTGCACGCTCTTCAGATCGTCGTTCAGCATGACCCTGCGGGTCACGGACATGATCCAGCCCTTCTGGTTCGGGCTGTAGGTGGCCTCGATGTCCGTGGGCAGGGACACTTCCTGGTAGTCGCCGGTTTCCGGGTTCACGTCAGGCAGATCGCCGAAATACCCCACGTTGATGATCTCAAGGGTTTTGAAATTCTCCGCGTTCCGGACAAACGAGATGAGCGCGTCCTCGTTGTAGTTCACGGCGTTGTAAATCTTGATTGCCCTGCGGAACATGCTGTTCCCGAGTAGGAACGAAAACGCGCTGGAATCGTAGGCCGCGGGCAAATCCATGTACTCCATGATCGCGGCGCAGAGCGGCATGTGCCGCCGGTCCACGATGCCACGGACCTTCGAGTCGCCGGTGATGTAGGCGTAGGCCGGGAGCAGGCCGTCGAAAGCGACCACGTCTTTCACGTCGGCTTTCACTTCCAGGCCGAAGAGCTTGTCGAGCGCCGCCTGCAGCCGCGCGGGCTGACCCACAACCTCGATCCGCTCGCCCACGCCTGTCGGGTGTCCGGACTTTTCCAGGCTGTCCAAATACGCGGCCTCGTCCTTGATCGCGGCGGTCAAATCTTCCGCCTTAAATGCCTTGCCCTCAAACTGCTTTTTGAGACGAACCTTGGACAGCTCGGGCAGGGTCGCCGTGGAGAGAGTCTGGGTGAGCTGCACCCCGGCCGCGACCACATTCGCCTGATCCAAGATCTTCTGGGCCGCAACAAGGTTTGTATCTTCGCCGTCCCCTGCCCCTTGCCCCTTGCCCCTTGACCCTTGCCCCTCGTCCTTCATCGCCGCGAGCAGCTTGTCGATCTCCAGGGGCGCCTGCTCGGGCATGGCCGCGGTCAAAAAGGTTTTGATTTCCTCTTCCGTTACCGCGTCCCCCTTGGCCTCAAGGGCCTTTCCCTGTTCCGCCAGTGCCGGCCGGATCGCCAGGATCGCGGCCAAAAGCCTTCTGAACATTGTGTCCTCCTCTTGGTCCCCGGCCTCGGCCGCGACCATCTTTAGAAATTTGCCTTCGTTCGTGGGGTCGTACACCACGTCCACCTGGATGCTCGTTATTTTTTGCGGCTCAAGGGTCTGCCGCCCCGCGACCATTTTCTTTTCCGTGTCCGCGCCCGCGTCCACGGAAAAACCGTACAGCTCAGGAAACCCGCCTGCCACCGAGGCCACCACGTTGTCCCGGAGCCACTTGGCCGCGGGCAGGATGTGGAACTGCGCCTTCGCCGCGGGGCCTGAATCCGTTGCGTTGTCCAGCCAGCCCACGAGTTCCTTGGTGGACTTGCCGAACATCCGCTTTTTTCTTTCGTCCGGGGACAGGTGCTGCGACGTGTTCAGCGCGAAGACCCGGGCTTTATTGAAGAGCGGCAGGGCCGCGACCACAACGTCCTTTTTCCAGTTGATGGCCTTGTTCTTTGCCAGTCCGTACTTGATCACCTGCACGTCCCAGACGTAGCCGGCCTTTTCGTCAACCAGCGGATCCCCGTCGGCCGCGGCGACAAAGTGAAGCTCGTTGTCCGCGCCCGCCGCCTGCACGGCTTCCTTGCATTCGGGGCAGACCTCAGCGTCCTCGGGTATTTCCGCACCGCACTTCGCGCACTTTTTCATGCTGCCTCCCGGCTTACTTCTTCGCGGCCTTCTTTGCGACCGTGTATTTCTTCCCGTCCTTCATGACGACGGATATGCTGTCGCCCTTGTCCTTCCAGTCCGCCACGTCGTCAGGCGTCGCGGCCCGCTCAAAGGGCACGTACACTGTCTTCTTTCCGCCGTTCTCCTGTTTCTGTTCCTTGGGCCCTGAGCCCGAGTAGGTGAGCCCCTCCAGATACCGCACATCGATTTTTTCAGCCATGACTGTGTTCCTCCTTTTTGGTTGACTGCTTAAACGGCTTTATTTGAACTGTTTGAACGGCTCACAGGGCTCACGCCGCCTGCGGCGTGTCGCCCCATCTCTTCGCCCAGGTGAAGTGCGTGCACAGACACCCGGCCACCTCGGAAAAATCCGCCTTGGGATCGTGCGGCCGCATGAGCTGGTAGCCCTTTTTGTCCCGCACCCCGAAGGGCTTGTCGAGAGGCCGCTCCTGCCCGTCCGCGGCCAGGTGCGTGGGCCTCGGCTGTTTCGGGTGGCCGTGGCGCCAGACCTTGAGCAGGTCGGAAACGTATTTTGCAGCGTCCTGCATCCTCCGGTCAGCGGCTTCGGAAAAATTCCTGCCGAGTTCGGTCTTGGTGATGAACTCGGCCCGTTGCGCCGCGTCCGCGAATATGGACCTGCCCGAGGGCGCCATCATCGGGCCTTCGGGGAGGAGCGTCCCGATTGCGTCCGCGGCCTGCTGCGGGGTCTTCATGCCCAGGCCGCCGAGCGAGAGTTCGCCACGGATACTGTTCCACATGGCGCCGGTGTAAGAGTCGATCTTTACGAAAGCAAACTCTTCCATCTGCTTCACGACCGAGCCCGGGATGTTGAAGCCCGTGAAGATCCCGCCGGCGTTCAGGGTTTTGTACACGCTCTCCTGCCCCAGGTCCCACATGTCCTTGATGCGTTTTCCCATGTCGCCCTTTGCCGCGCTCTCGTAATCAGCCAGCCTGCGCTCCAGAGCGGCCCGCACCTGTTTCAGGTGGTAGGCGTCCCAGGACCCGAGAGCGGCCCGGCCCAGCTCGTCTTGGACCTGGCGATTCAGATCCACCAGCAGTTTTCGCGTGGACTCCTCGCCGTTCACGAGCCCGGCGGTCCTCTGAGTCATTATTTTTTTGATCGTCTCTGTGACTTTGACCATGCTTTTTTTCTCGAAATCTGAATCCGGGTATCGATAACCGTTTCCCGCGACTCAGCCTATGCCCCCCATTGCGTTTATAAACGGGGTAGCGTCAATTTTCAAAGGCCGGGCCGCACAACGCGGCGCGTGACCGTCCGCAAGGGCCTTATTTTAGGTTTTCACTCGCGGAAAATTCACCCCAGTTAAATCTGCTTTGACGCCGAACCGTCCGGCGCGGGTTTTTTCTTATAGTCCTCCTGCTCTTTTTCCCTCTGCGCTTCTTCAAGCTCGGCCTTCACGGCGTCATAGTCGAACTCATACCCGATCCAGGAGAGCATGAAGGCGGCGATCTTCCCTGCGTTGTCCTGGTCTATCCAGCCCTCGTTTTTCATCAGGACCAGCGCCCCGGACATCTGCTGCATGGCGGTGGCATATTTGCTATTGTCTTTTGCCACCATCTCCGAAGCCATAAGCTCGGCGTTTTTTTCCTCATCAGGGACCCCCGGCAGCAGTCCGCGTAAATCCGCCTCGCGGATCACGTCCCTCAGAATGAACGTGCCCAGGGCGAGCGCGGACTTTTGTTTCCTGCTCATGCTCCGGAAAAAGGGCGTGCCCATTTCCTCTGACGAGGCCCGGTTCGCGTCCCCGCCGCCGCCGTAGTAGACCTCTGGGATGTTGTGCGCGCCGAGAATGTGGTTTCTGAGGAGCCGCGCCCCGGCGTCCGCGTCCACGGCCTTCATGTCCGGGGTCTTCGCTTCAAGCGTCTCGTTTTCATTGTGCGCGTACACGCTGCCGGATTTTTTTGTGAAATTCTTGACCCGCTCGTTGAGCTTTGTCTCGTCCGCGCCCTTGACCATCAGGTCCCATACGAACATGTTCAGCAGAGGCCAGCGGTCCGTATAGTCGAACAGGAACTGCTCGTACCCGTCGCACCAGTCCGTGGAGATGTACAGGTCAGACGTGCCCCGGTTCTCGTTCGTCAGATTGTTGATCAGGCTGTAGTAGCACTCGTTCGCGCCGCAGCTCTCGCGTATAGACTGGGCCTCGGGCGATAAATACTCCTCGATGTCCGGGTGCAGCACGATCCGGTATTTCACCCCGTCCATGAAGTTTTTGCCCCGGACGATCACCGCGACCTTGACCTTCGCGTTTTTCGGATCGGCGATCACCCGCTTGATGTCGCGCGGGTCGATGTACGACACGGCCACCCGGCCGGAGTATCTGCCGAGGAACTTGGGCAGGGCGAGGTCCCCGAAGATTCCGCGCTCGCGAATATGGTTCTCAAAACACTCCGCAAGATTGTTGATCGGATGGTTCCAGAAAGCCTCGCAAAGCTTTTTTACTTCCGGGTTGTCGGCCTTGATGGTGAAGCCGTCGCCGCACACGAAGGACACCATGGTCTCGATCAGGAAATGTCCCATGGGGTTTGTGCGCCAGGTGTGGAACGCGAGCTCCAGCTCGCGGTCCTTGTCGAGCGGCGTCAGGTCCCGGGCCCCGTCCAGGGACAGGCGCACCCAGCCCTGGGCCTCGTCTGTCGCGGAGGACGCCTGCAGCCGTGACTCCTGCTGTACGCGCTCCTCGATGATCGCGGATACCAGCGGGTGCTCCGCGGCAGCGGGCGTCAGGCGGCCTTCGGAGACTCGCGCCACGACCCCGGCGAGCAGGCGAGCCTCGAATTCTTTCCCGTAATCCTTCACGCGCGTCTCCTGAGCAAGCCGAGAATTTTACTGCCGAGCCCGTTGTGGTGCGGCTCGGGGTCTCCGCCGCGTTGCCGCCGTTCGGCCCGGTAGTCGCCGGGCCCGCGTTCGGAGATGACGAAGGCCGGTGGCCCGCTGTTGTCCATTGCATGGACCGCGAGCGCCCCGGCCCAGAAGCGGTCCGCGTGGGAGTTCTCGCTGCGTTCCGCGTCAAACCGGATATTCCCCGCCGAGGTCGTTACCTTTTTAACGGAGTGAATATCGTCCCGCGTGTTTTTGTCGATCGGGATGCGGAGCTGCTTATCTTCGAATTTGCGCCGGAATGCGTTTGCCATGTCGAGTTTCACCGCCGGATTGAACAGCACGCCCTCAACCTGCGTGCTGTATTTTTTTTGCAGGTCTTCCACGAACTTCTCGCCCATGCCCGTCTGGTCCATGCACATGCGCGAGGGTTTGTACTGCCGGAATATGCGGTCCACCTCCGCCTCCTGCGCTGAAAAGGAAGCGCGCAGCATGGTAGTTATTTCCCGCGTCCAGACCACGTCGCCTACAAGTTCGTTTACCCAGAGCACAGTGAGGTCGCGCCGCCTGCCGATGTCCATGCCCACAAATATCTGCCCGCCGGCAAACAGCTCCGGCAACCCGGCCTTATCGTGTTCCACCTCGTTAATCATGTCGTAGGTGATAAACGCCGTGGCCTCATCGAGGAACTGGACCTCGTACTCCTGCGCCCAGAGATCAGGGTCATCGATCGCGGCCTTGAGTATGGCTATGTCATGCGGGCAACCCTGTTTCACGGCCTCGTAAATGTCGAGGACGTGATGAGAGAACATGCTGTTGTTTGAGATTTCGTAGGCTTTGTTTTGTTTGCCCTTTGGCGTGTAGGTGATCCAGAGTTTGAACCCGCCGCGCGACACGATGGGGAACACAGAGGCCCACATCTCGCGGGACTGCTTATGCACGCTGAACTCATCGAGGTACACGTTCGCGGAGTAGCCGCGCGCTGTGTCCGGGTTCGCGGGCACGCCGATGATTTTGCTGCCGTTCCGGAGGCGGCACTCTGTGACTTTGTACTCTTCCTTGTAGCCCGCTTCATTCTGATAGCCGAACGTTTCCTCGTGCCAGGTGAGCACATCGCCGGTGATCTTGGCGTGCATCTCCACCTTTTCCATAAATTCTTTTACCTGGCGTTCGCCCGAGGAGATGGCGATCCATTTGTTTTTGTCCGTCTCGCGGGAGTCCAGCACGATGCCCGCTCCGCAGGAAAACGACTTCCCCGTCTGCCTCGCCCACCGGCCTTCCTTGAAACGCGCGGTGTCGAGTATCCACCTTTTCTGATACGGATACAGATTGACGATTATTTTGTCAGACGAGACCATAAGCCTCTCTCATCGCCAGCACCATTTCTTCCTTGCTCATGTTCTTCATTTTCTTTTCAACCGAGGCGAGGGCCTTGCCGATCTTATGCTTTACCTCTTCGCTCCATTGCTCGCGCTTGGTCGAGGACTGCTGCAGCTTGGAAAATGCGTCAATTAATTTCGCATGCTGAAGCACGTCGAATGCTTCCGCCTGCATCGCCACTGCCAGCCGCATGGTGATCATCTGCGAAGTGAGCTTTTCCAGCTGCAGAGCCTTGTCCGGCTCGTTCAACAGCATCCCGGCCTGTTCGCGCAAAATCTCGATCTGCCGGATCTCCGTCACGAACCATTTGCTGAAACGCTCGACCGACGACGTGCTCCACTTGTAGCCCCTGGCGTCGAGGAACGCGACCACGTCCTCATAGGTGGCCGAGGGCTCAAGGATCAGGTCCTTGATCTGCTGCTGGATCTCCGGCGGGAAGGAAAAGAACTTCGAGTGCCGCCGTTTCTTTGTGTGGTTGACGCCCATCAGTAGCTCAGTTCCTTAATCTCTTTTTCCATCTGCCGCCACTCATTCTGCTTTTCAACAAAGCGCTGAAGGTGCGACTGAAGCAGGTCCGCGTCCATGTCCGCAATGCCCTTTGCCATGGTGGAGGCGGTATCATTCATCAAGGAGCGCAGCGCGGCCTTTGCGTCGGTTACAGCCTGCAGCTGTTTTTGTTTTCGCTGCAATATTTCACCCAGGGTGATCATGTTCGCCTGGCTCATTGTCTGGACGCTCCTTCGATTTTGCCGGGCTGCGTACTCTGTTTCACCAGCGGGCAAAAGAGATTTGATTTGATATGTTCCACCAGCGTCTGCATGGTAGAGGTGGTAAGGATCACCAAGTCCTGAAGGTTGTCGTTGATTTTTATGACCGAGGCGGTAAGACCTTCATAGCTTTTTACCAGCGTCACGTTGTTTTCGTACATCGCGATCATCTTCGACATCCGCTTGTCCTGCTGCCGGGAGATATAGATGATCATGACCCACGGCCCAAGCCCCATGACCGTGAGAAATAAAAGGATCGGCGTTGCGCCGAGATACGCGATAATGCTTGCCAGGGATTGGGCCAAAACCTCGTTCATGCAGCCTCCTTACGGCGCGGTGTAAATTTTGTACGAGTTTTCCGGCAGGGCCGCGAAGGCCGCGAACTTTTTCACACCCCGATGCCACAGCTTCGCGCGCCACCACCACATGCCGTCCTCGCGGCAGAGGTCGTACAGCATCAGGTCCGCAATGGGCCGGTTGCTCAGGCCGAGCAGCTCCTCGCGCATCAGCTGATACAGTGCATCGTGCACCAGCGAGCCGCGCATGGACGAGGGCGTTTTAATCGTCGGCCCGGACGGCCCATCCCAGGCATAGCCCGCGCGGATGGTGAGCAGCCCGTCAGTGGTCATGCGCAGAAACGCCCGGTCGATCTCCATTTTGGGACGGCACGGCGTCTGGATTGTGTAGTCCGCGAGGGTCTGAAACTCGTACCCCCGGCAGTAGGTGATTTTGTCGCCCTTCATGGCTGCGTTTTGTTCAAACCGTTTGAACCCTCTGTCGTTATAGGCCCGCGCGCCTTCACCCGGCCGTACATTGCCCAGCCGAGGCCGCCGGTCTGGAGCGACGCGGCGCCCGCGGTGATCAGTTCCCCGGCTGCGTCGAGCAGAGGCGCGGGCAGGTGCGCCTGCGCATAGGAGAGCGCCGTGCCGATCGCGGCGGCCACGATGCCCTGAATGGTCCGTGACTTCGAGAGCGCGAGAAGAAACGGCTTATGCTTTTCGATGAGCGCCTTGAGCTTATTCATGGGTCAGCTCAATGATGATGTCGCCGCGCCTGTTGCGCGTCCAGCAGGCCTCGTTATGGTCCGCGCATAGCGGCGCGGCCTCTCCGTTGCTCACAGTCTGCATGCGGGAAGGGGGAACGCCGAGCCGGACCAAAAACTCCTTTGCGCTGTCAGCGCGGCGCAGGCCCAGGGCGGCGTTGTACCCCGCGGCCCCGCGCTCGTCGCAGTTGCCTTCGATGCGCACACGAGCGGCGGGGAGTTCCTGCAGCCCCTCGAAAACGGCGGTCAGCGTGTCCGCGGCATCGGCGCGGATCGCCGCGCTGTCAAAATCGAAAAAAACAGGCACGGAGACAAGCGCGCCAGCCGGCGAGGCAGTAGGCAACGCGGGCTCAGGGGCTTCGGCTTGCAACGGACGGGGCTGCTCATCGATCACCGCGGAGCTCACCGCGGCCTCAGCTTTTTCCCCTCTACCCTCCTGGGGAGAGGGCAGGGTGAGGGGCGGTTTATCCGCGCGCGGTTTTTTCAAAAGCGCCGCGATTGCCGCAGATCCTTGCGCGTCTCCGTCGCTCTCGGATTTTTCCACCAGCCTCATTGTGCAGGCCGACGCCAAAACGCCGACGAGCAGCGCGATCAAAATAAGTTTTGCGGCTCTTACCGAAATGTCCATGGTGCCCTCCCTTAAAGTCTTTTTGTTTAAACCGCTTAAACCGTTGTCCCGCGCTTCGCGGGATTTAAACCGCTTAAACTTTTGATCTTTTAAACCGTCGTGTAAAAAATATGGTCCCGGAGCTGCAGCACCCGCCGTAGCGTGTGCCGCCAGTATGGCTGCACGCTGGTCGTGTGATAGTGGTCCGCGTTCCCTACGTTCGTGATGAGCAGCGGAGCGCCGCCCAGCTCGCGGGCGGGAGAAACGAGCCCTATCGCCACCCACAGGCATTTCCTGAGCAGCGCGTCCTTCGGCAGGCGGTCGAGAAAATGTGTCGCGATATACGCGGCCCGGGCCCGCTGCGGGTCGTTGCTGTTCAGCCAGGAAAACTGACGCGGGCAGAGGATCACGCTCTTGATGTCCCGGCCCCACCATCCTGGCCGCGCGGCGCGGTTCAGGATCACGGACCCCACCGCCTGCATGCCGTCCAGGCCCTGGTTCCGCGCCTCGGCCCAGATGCAGAGCGCGAGCAAATAGCTTTCGGAGAGTGCTTCGAAAACGGAATTGTCGATCTTCGGCCCGGCCATGATCACCCCATCATGTCCACCTCGGGTTGTAGGAGCGGCCCCGGCGTGGAGGTGGCACGCCGGGGCCTTGTGGGGCATCACTCTCGGGGGAGAGTACGATGATACGCGCCATCCAAGAAGCGCTTGGGTTCCGCGCTTCTTGGATGTTCAATGGCTGGACTATACAGGGGGTGTTGCGAAAGTGAAAAGATGATGAGCTTTGGAAGAAGGGTTTCCGGTATGCTACTTCATTAATGCCAGCAGGGGAGGCGGCACGTCGTCCTCCGGCTCGAGTTTGAGCCACGTCTGCATGGTCCGGCCCGTGACGTGAAACCTAAGCGCCAGGTCGCGGATTGTGATCCCGCCCGCGTCGTACAGCTCCTGGGCCTGGGCGATCCGTATCTCGCGCTTGATGTCGTCGCACGCCGCGACGTTGATGTATGTGCCGCTCCAGCGGTCCACGATCCGGAGCACGATGTCTATGTCGCCGACGATCTCCGCCAGTTCCCGCAGATCCCCGGGAAGACGCTCTAAAATTTTCGAGTCAATCTTTTTTTTCATGGTGTTTCTCCGCGCCTCTGCGTCTCAGCGGTGAGCCGGCGTTACTTCGTTGTGAGGTACTCTTTTTTGATCTGCTCCGCCATGGCAGGGTCCTTCGCCAGCCACGCATGCAACAGAGGCCAGGTCCACCGCATCCTCGCGCACATGGAGCGGAACCGGACCATGATGTCCCTTGGAAAATCAGGCGGCACGGACTCGTTTCGCCCGAGCGCCTCGACCAGGGTCTCCGCGTCTTTGTCCTCGGGCAGCGAGATCTCGTCTTCCCACCGCCGGTCCCTGAGCCACCGGTGCGGGTAGGGGACGAACTTGCAATCCCCTGTGTTCCACGAAGCCTGCTTTTTCTGCCGCGCCAGGGCCGCCATGATCACGGGATATCGCTCCGGCGAAATTTTCATCCATTGGTCCGCGGCTTTTTTCTTGTCGAGCCGCCGGCACTTGGGCCAGTGGTCTTTCCAGAAGGCCTCGAATGCCTCAAGCTGTTTTTCCTTTTTCATTGGTCCTCCGTGATGATTTTTTGTTTAAGCCGTTTAAGCCGCTTAAACCGTTTAAACCGTTTGAACCAAAAGTCTCACAACTCCCGCCCGCACCGTGGGCAAAAATGAATCCGCAGCTTCGTGCCGTCCTTGAACGTAAGGCACGGCCTGTCCTTTTTGCGCAGATACTCGCAGCACCACCGCGTCTCCGTCTCCCGACGCAAGGCCTGGTAAAGCGGCGACTCTCGCACGATCTGCGCCTTTGCTTGCGCGTCGAACAGGTCCGCGTATATTTCCTCAGTGGTCATTTGCGAAAAGTTCTTCAAACCGGGAGTTCCTCCTCATTGCTTTTCTCTGCGCCCTCTGCGTTCTCTGCGGTAAAATTGTTTTGCTTTTGCAGCCGCAACAGCGCCGCCTTCACTTCTTTCCCGTGCGCCACGTCCAGCCACTGCCAGCGCTTCACGCCAAACCGAGCGCAGAAATTATTCAGCGGCAACTCCCACGCCTCGCCGAACCGCGCACGGGCCAGATCGCAGAGCTCGTTCTTCAGCCCCTTGATCGAGGACTCGTATTTTTTCCACGCGGGCCGCGGTGCCTCTGTTGTAGTTTTTCCCGGCCCCCGGCCCCCGGCCCCCCGTTGTTTCAGCTTAAACCCACACGCCTTCATCGCGACCAGCAGCTCCCCGAGCTGATGCCAGTCCATCTCCGTGCTCGAAGCGCACGGCTTCCGCGTCAGCTTGTTTTTCCAGTTCGCGAGCAGCAGCCGGTAGTCGTCATCGGACATTCCGATCTCGTGTTTTGCGATGTGGACCAGCTTGATCCGGGTTTTTATCTTCAAATCGTAATTTGCAACAGGCGTCATGCCGCCCTCCGCAGAGGCACGTCGAGAGGCGAGGGCACGTCCGTTTTTTGTTTCACACAATGCAGATAAATCATGGTCGTCGTCGGGTCGGAATGCCCGAGCAGTTTCTGCAGCCGGATAATGGCGATCTCGTGAGAGCCCTCGGAGTTCTCCAGCCAGTGCGTTGCAAACGAATGCCGCAAGGTGTGGCAGTGCGCTTTTTTCGGGATACGGGCGTCTCGGATGGCGCGGCCGATCCGCTTCTGTACCGCCGAGTGATGCACGTGCATGAGCAGTGGAGTGGCGCTGTGCATCGCGGGGTTCTTCGACTTATTCTGGACCGGCCCGCTCGCGGGAAACAGCCAGAACCACTCCCACGAAAACGGCGCCGAAGGGTACTTCCTGTCGAGCGCATCAGGCAGCCAGACCGGGACCCGGCGCGCGGAGTAGTCCGCATGCGCCCGCTCCAAATTGCGCAGATGCGTGCGCACAGGCTCGACCAGCAACTCCGCCAGGGGGATGATGCGGTCCTTGCCGCCCTTGCCGTCACGCACGGACACCTGTTTCCGATCCAGATCCACGTCCTTCACCCGCAGATTGCACACCTCTTCGAGCCGCAATCCGCAGCCCCACATGATTGCGCCCCAGAGCCAGCCCACGCCGGTGAGGTTGTCCATCACCCGCCACGCTTCCTCGCGGGAGAGAACCACAGGGGGGCGCTTCTGGCGGGACGACGGTTTGTAGATGAGTTTCCCGACTTCTTCGCCGAACACCAGACGGTAGAACGTGATGATTGCGCAGAGGTATTGTTTCTGCGTCGAAGCCGAAACGTTTTTTTTCACAACAAGATGCGTGAGAAAGTTCCCTATCCGCTCATCACGAGTCCCGCCCGAATTCGCCACGATGAACGCGATATACTGCCGGACATCGTCAGTATAGGTGTCAATCGATTTTGGACTGTACCGATTCACCCGCAGCTTTTCATAATATTTTTTTATCGCTTCCTCTTTTGTCACCCCACACCTCCCCGATTTTAATGATTTCAGCCCCATGCCCCTTGTTGCCCCCGATTTAGAAAGCCGTTTTGGCTACCTACTCCATGTTAGACCCAAAAACCGGCCTTTTCTGCCCTCAAAAAATAAGTATCTTTTCTATCTTTTCCCCTTGACAATAATCTAACGATAGGATATAGTATTGTCAACAGTGCAGCACAAATCCAGCGAAAAAGGAGAACCGAAAAATGAAGACCCTTACCGCAAAACAGAGCATGATCGTAACTCAGATGGGCAGCGATTACCGTATTCCCCGTTCCGCAATGGGCTACCTGGCCGATCTCTCTAATGCCTCCCCGGCGATTCTGTCGGACCGGCTGAATCTGTTGAGCCGTTACGTTCCTGAGCTGGTGGATCAATTCCGTGCCTCTATGGCTGCTGCTGCTCTCGGTTCTATTCGTTCGGAAAAGAAGTCCGCTTCTTCCCGTGAAAACGGAAAACAGGGCGGGCGACCCCGCGAATATCCTATTGTGTCCGCTGGATGGGCGACCCAATGCAGCCACAAAATAACCGGTGCCGCTGATTGGGATTACATTGTAGAGGGATACCTTGTGTCCGCGGCGACCGGGAAAAAAATCAATGCGGCCAACATGGGTGAGAACATCCGCGCCATGGCGATAGAACTGAATAATGAGGAAGATGAAACCGTAGGAACAAAACATATGACTACCTTTCGGATTGGCCCGAGATTTCGCTAGATGCTGGTCCTAACCAGTCATCCGACCCGCCCGCGAAAAGCGCGGCGGGTCAATTCGTTGTTATACGTGAACATCAAATAGCTGCCCTTGCTTTTTATGCTCTTCCAGTCGCTTCTTTGCTTTCTCAAAATATTCCGCGTCCAGTTCGTACCCTGTAAGATCATACCCCAACCGGTTGCACGCTATCGCTATGCTGCCGCTGCCCAAATGAGTATCTAAAATATTATCGCCAGGCTTCGCATAGTTGCTCAAACACCATTCGTATAACCGCACTGGTTTTTGATTCGGGTGTATAGTCCGCGCCAACGTCTGCTCAAAGCTTCCTGCTGCCCGCCGGAAACCTTCCCATTCGTGCTTAAATATTTTTACGCGCTTATCTAAAGACTGGAAAGCAAGTTCCGCTTCCGACAGCCAACCGTCTGATTTTACTTTGTCCCAAACAATCCACCCACTGTGATACAAGTATTCCGGGTAGTAATTTGCTCCCCAAATAATCTGATTTTTACTTACGCGGAACAGTTCAAGAAAATACTCGCGCCCTGGCGTTAGATCATGGTTTGCGTAATGCTTCAAGTCCGCCCTGTATTCCTTAATGCGACTCTTTGCTCCGCCACGCCCGAAGGTTCCATCGCTTGCACCGACAGCATACGGCGGATCGACAATCGCCAAAGCAAACGCCTTATCCGGCATCTCTTTCATGGCTTCCATGCAGTCTATATTGCGCAGTTCGATCAAGTCAAAACCTCGTATAACAAAACGCTCGTGGGGCCGCTGGGGGACGCGCCCCACAGCTAAGCGTTAGACCCAAAAACCGGCCTTTTCTGCCCTCAAAAAATAAGTATCTTTTCTATCTTTTCCCCTTGACAATAATCTAACGATAGGATATAGTATTGTCAACAGTGCAGCACAAATCCAGCGAAAAAGGAGAACCGAAAAATGAAGACCCTTACCGCAAAACAGAGCATGATCGTAACTCAGATGGGCAGCGATTACCGTATTCCCCGTTCCGCAATGGGCTACCTGGCCGATCTCTCTAATGCCTCCCCGGCGATTCTGTCGGACCGGCTGAATCTGTTGAGCCGTTACGTTCCTGAGCTGGTGGATCAATTCCGTGCCTCTATGGCTGCTGCTGCTCTCGGTTCTATTCGTTCGGAAAAGAAGTCCGCTTCTTCCCGTGAAAACGGAAAACAGGGCGGGCGACCCCGCGAATATCCTATTGTGTCCGCTGGATGGGCGACCCAATGCAGCCACAAAATAACCGGTGCCGCTGATTGGGATTACATTGTAGAGGGATACCTTGTGTCCGCGGCGACCGGGAAAAAAATCAATGCGGCCAACATGGGTGAGAACATCCGCGCCATGGCGATAGAACTGAATAATGAGGAAGATGAAACCGTAGGAACAAAACATATGACTACCTTTCGGATTGGCCCGAGATTTCGCTAGATGCTGGTCCTAACCAGTCATCCGACCCGCCCGCGAAAAGCGCGGCGGGTCAATTCGTTGTTATACAAAAACCATCTTCCCTTGCCGCTTGTGCTCTTCTATTCGCTGTTTTGCAGACTCATAATACTCTGCGTCAATTTCGCAGACGGTGAGATCGTACCCTAATTTGTCGCAGGCAATCGCAATGCTAAGACTGCCCCCGTGCGTATCAAGGATTCTATCGCCTGGCTTTGCGTACTGTGTCAAAAGCCATTCGTACAATGAAACGGGTTTCTGTGTCGGGTGTATCCGTATGCCGTTTCTTAAAAATGGTTTTTCCGCGAAGTGCCTCGCGGGTCTGTCAAAGCTCGTCCACGCTAATTCAAACTCTGAAAAATCGCGGCCCTTTACCTCGTCTGTTTTATACCAACAGACATACCCGCGTCTCGGCGGAAGCGTGAAGTAGTTTGCGCCCCATATTATTTGATTACTGCTTACCCGGAACAGTTCCATGAAATATTCAGGCCCCGGCGCTTTGTCCCACTTCTTGCCCTTTTTACAGACGGCCTTACTGTAATCGCCCGTGCCGTTTTCCGCTCCTATGCCATACGGCGGATCGACGATAGCAAGATCAAACGCCTTGTCCGGCATTTGCTTCATTGCTTCCATGCAGTCTATGTTGTGCATTTCGATCAACGTCAACCCCCGTATAACCAATCGCTCGTGTTCTATCGTCATGATCTTCGCCGGAAACCGCAGGCGCACGGCAACGAATGGGACGCGAACCCCGCGCCCCACAGCTCAGCGTTATGTGATTTTAAAACCATAATCTCGTCCGCATGTGTTGCACTTTTTGTCGTGAAAATCTTGTTTATACGGATGTGGCTTCCCCGTAGAAATACCGCATTCTGAACAAATATCAGTCTTGCCGTGCGTGGTAGTATCTAACCCGTTTGACTCTGCCCATTCCCGCATATTTAAATATGCTTCCTGAAACGACTCGATTTTGTCGGCCGCTTCAAGCCGAATCTCGCGTAATTCACAACACGATAGTCCGTGTGGATTTCGTAGCTTACTTAACAGTAAATTGATGTTCATAAAACCTCACATAACCAACGTATCGACGGGTCGCAAGACCCGCGCCCGTCATCCGGGCGTTCATCGGCGCTGCGTGGATGTAGAATTTCGTCGCTTAGTCTGTAATGCAAATGACCTCTTTAGACGAATCCAAAATAACACGTTTCGCTGTCGCATCATTTTTCACCGATAGAGCGATTAGTGCATCATCGTCTACTTGTGCCAGATAGTCCCTTAATTCCTTTGCCGTAAGATAGTTTGGCATTCTCGCTCCTCAATTCTCTGATATTGCAGCGCCGATGAATGGGGCGATCCCTCGCTGATTGGTGATGAGATAGATTCAGCGCGAACCGAATGCTTGCTACCCCACCCCCTCAAACTCCAGCACCGCCTGCTGATACACCGCCTCCAGACTCGCCCTCTGCCGCAAACTCGCCCGATACAGCGCCACGATCGCCCGATGCCGCAGATAGTACGCCGCGTCCTCATCCTCCTGCGGCGTCACCGGGATGTAATACCCGCACGTCCCGGACCCCACCGGTTTCCCGTGATGGCAGACGAGATCGCTGATGATTTTCTGCACACGCTTGTAGCCGATGCCCGTCAGCTCCGCAACCTCCGGCCCCAGGATCGCCATGCCCCGGCCCCTACACGTAGCGAGCACCTGCCACACTCGTTGCTCCTCGTCCGTCATAATCGCCTGGTCCATAGCGCCCTCCGTCACTGCCGAATTTTCCCGGGCTTCCGATGCCCGATATGCCACCCGTTGCAGAGCCTGCAATGATACGCGCTGATCACATCGCAGGTCCGGCGCCGCGCCCGCCATGCGGCCGACGCAGCTTTTTTCTGGCAGTCAAAGCGCGCTTTCCTACTGCACTCATGCCTGCGAATCCGCCGCTTGCTCGCCACCGCTTTTCTCCCGCAAAAGAAACCGACTACACGCCGATCCCCGCGCGCTCTTGTACTGTTTCCAGACCCGGCAGAGCGAGAGGTTATACTCCCGGCACTCCCCGCACAGCCGTGGCGCCCACTCCTCGCCGCCTATTGTTTTCCCCGTGCGCCCCAAGCCCATCACGCCGCACGCAGTTTTTTTGCCGCGTCCTCCAGATCTTTCGATGCGGAGGTTTCAACCCAGAACTCATCCTCCTGCCGCACTTCCAGCCCGCACTCCGCCAGTTGCGGAACGTCAAGCACCCCCGCAGTTTTGTCCGCGAGTATCTGCGCTTTGTCTATCTCCGGCACCTCGCGCACATACTGCTCCAGGTGCAGCCGCAGCAGCTCCAGCGCCGCATCCCATTTTTTTGCGATACGCTTGATGAGCACTACCGTCGGCTGCCCCACGCGGAATCCCATGGTCCCGAACGCCGTCTCAAACGACCGCTTGCCCCACGAGGCCGCGTCGCCCTCTGCCCACGCTTCGAGCTCTTTCACAATGAGCGCCTTCTCCGCTTCCATCCCCGGCCTGCCGGCCTCACGCTGTTTATGCTGATGCGTATCCCGCACCATCGCCACGGCCTCCGCCTCGTCCAGGTCCATCCGCGCAAGACTCGCGTCGATGCTGTTCAGTTTCGCCAGCGCCGCCTCGGCCTGCGCCCGCGTTGTGATGCTGTTTTTCGGTTTTATCCTTGCCATTGCCCCTCCTGTTTGAACGATTGAAACGGTTGAAACCGCTTGAACGGTTTTCTTTTCCTCTACGCCCCTATCCCCATCGGTTCATCTGCCCGCCCGATCCGCCGCCTCTTCCGCGCCCGCTCTTTTTCCATCCGCGCCCGCACGTCGCAGATAAGCGGCCGCAGCCGCGAACATACCTGCCCATGGTGCTTCTCTCCCCGGCACGTCCCGTTCAATTTCAGATCGCAATTCATACCCCGCCTCCCTCGCTATAGAGTTGTCCCCATCGACCAGCGCCGCGCACTCCGCACCGATCACCCCGACCTGCTCCTCCGAATACCCCGGAGCCGCATCAATCATCCGAAACAGATACCCGAGCCCGAACCCCATCGCAACGCACACGACCATCGACAGTATCATCGCCCCTCCGTGATGATTTTTTTGTTTAAGCCGCTTGAACCGTTTGAACCGCTTGAACCAAAATCTTTACAGCCTTACTGGTTCACCGCTCGCCCCGGAAGCTCGGCGACAACCGCCTTTTCCTTCAGCCGCTTCGCCGCGATTTCCAAAAGCGCGTTTTTCGTCTGTATCGCCCTCGCATCTGATATAGAGCTCTGTTTGTTGTTCACCAGCACGGACACCTCACCGGCCGTCACGTTGGCCTCACGCGCCGCGTCAGCCTGCGATATCCCCGCCTCCTTGAGCAGCTCTTTCAGGCCCCCGCCTGTTTTTGAGAACACGTCGATGGCCTTCACCTTTTTGTGCCCGTGCATCAGCGCTGTGTCCATCAGGTCGCAAAGCAGCTCCTGCAGCTCAAGGAAATTCTGCCCTCGGCCGTTCGGCCCGCCAATGCGGGACACGGCCTCAACCGCGTCGTCCTCGAAAACCCGGCCCACGGTATGCCCGACGTATTCCTTGATCTCCGAGGAGGTCAGCCCCTTCATCTCGATTTTGTCGGACCGCAGCCGCACCTCGTCCAGCGCCTGCGACCTGAACGGGTCCCACTGCGCCGTCAGCAGCACGGTTACAAGCCTGTCCATGCCGTGATACTCCAGCTCCCGCAAGCGCTTGATGGAGCGCAGCGTCGCGGCGTGCATGCACTGCGCGTCCTCAAGAATCAGGATCACGCTGTAGTTTTTATCCGACTTCGAGGCCTCGCCCACGATGCGCCTGAGCTGCCGGGCCCGCACCTCCCGCGAGCGCTTCGGCGTCTCAACCGGCGTGAGCACCTCGCTCACGTCAAGGATCAGCGCCTTTTCAATATCGCCGATCGTCACCGCTTCATTCTCCGTCGAGGCCAGCCGGACCACGATGGTTTTCGCCCGGCCCGCGAGCGCCTTTTTTATCGCGTCGCTCTTGCCAAAGCCGCGCGGCCCGTGCACCGTCACCATTGCGCGCGAATCAATCGCCATGCCGACAAGCCGCTTGATCTTGAGCGCGTCCGCGGTTTCCATCCTCTCCGCCTGTACAAAAGGATCTTTAGAAAATCCGAATTCAGCGTACAACGCAAGCTGTGAATCCATAGTTACACCCTCCCTTTTAGATTGCGGCCCGACGCCGCTCCACTTCTCCCCGCATCTCCATTGCCATTTCCCGAACAAAACATTTATCCAGCCCGTTTTCCATGAATGCCGCCATCACCACGTCCCGCACCTCGGCGTCCACCGGCCCGACAATGTCATGAAATTCGCTCATCGCCGTTTCAACGTCCGCATGGCATGTAACATCGAACACGTCCGCCACCTCCCGCACCGTCTCGCGGATCGGCAGTCGCACGACCTTGCCTGCCCCATATCCCCCGCTGGCGGGGGCGCAGGGGGTGGACTGAAACGGCAGAGCGGATTCCGGTATCGTCAATGCCGCTCCGTCCTTCACCGCCCGCTGGTGCGCCGTATCAACATGCGCCCGGTACTCGCCCTCGTCCAGCGGCGCAAAGTCCTTCACTTCGTACCGCTCACCGGTCTCACAATCCTCCGCCACCATTTTGTCCTCGAACATGGACCGATACACAAAGGCCCAGGCGTCGTGAAGCCCCTTGACCTCATAGAGCCCGTTGTCCAGATGGACCAGTCCGTCTATCCCGACCTTGCGCCGATCCATGGTGTGCGCCCTGGAGAGCGCGTCCTCGGGCAGCGTCACGATCCCACCGGAGAGCATCACCCGGCGCCATGCGTCCATGCGCGTGATCCCGCGCTCGAACCGATGCGCCCTCTGGTTTTCCTCTTCCATGTAGTTGTCCAGCCGGCGGTTCATTTCCGTTGCCGTGATCTCGTAATGCTGCCAGTCGTCAGCGGCGTAAAACGGTTTTTCAAAGCGCTGCCACTGCGTCTTCCATGGGTTCTCGATTTTGCCGTGCCCGCGTTTTGCATAGGGCATCATCTGCGGGAACGACACGCCGCAGGCGTGGATGAAGCCCGACGTGGCTAAACACTTTTTCAGCATGCCTTGATCTGCCAGCAGCTTTTTCGGAACGCCGAACACTCTCCAAAATTCCGCGATGGATAAAATAGAGTCCGCCGCGTTTTCGCCCTGGCCCACAATGAGCCTCGCGATCTTGCGCCCGCTGTGGTCGTCGCAGAGCCCGTAATACCAGGGCCGCAGCTTGTCCACCGGCACAGGCTTGTTTTTATAATCCCCGGCCGCGGGCCGGTGCATCCGGAGAACAAACTCCCCGTCCGGCATGCGCTTCGCCACGTAGAAAAACGCGGAGGACGATGCGTCGAAGTGGTGCGCCTGGTTCGGCTCCTTTGCCTGAAACCTGTTCGCGCGGACTGACTTTTTCGCGGTCCCCATCTCGCGCATGACGCGGTCGAACGTGGCAGGGGAGACATCCATGGCAGAGACGGGGACAAGCTTCGATTCAATGGCGATCCGCACAGCCTGATCCGTGGATATTTCGCCAGCCTCTTCCGGCGGCCGCTTCTTCACCATTGCGACCACCTTCGCCCACTCGCGAAGCTCCGGCCGCTTCACCGCGGCCGAGCGCGTCTTCGCGCCCAGGTCCAGCTCGCGGTATAACGTCTGGGGCGTCAGCCCCACGAGCACGGCCCATCGCTGCATGGTCGTGGTCTTGTGCCCGTGCGGCGCTGTCGCCAGGGCTTGTCTTATCTGCTGCATCACGTCCAAGTTGATTCCCATGCCAGGCTCCAGACTTCTTTATTCCTCTCCCCTCAGGGGAGAGGTTAGGTGAGGGGTGGTACTGTCATCGTGTGGTTCGTTTTCCGCAGATGTTCATGCAGCGCGTCAAGGGCCTTACTCATAATTCACCCCCATTATTAATTTCCACGTCCCAGTCCTTGATAAGCCCCTCTACTCTCGCCCGCATCTGCGACTGCAACCCCTCCACCCTCGCCTGCAGCGCCGGGTCCGCAAGGATCGCGTCTTTCGCGGCCTTCCAAACAAACGTCCGAATGATCGTCTCCAAATCATCGAACCCCTTGTCAATCCGCGCGAACCCGGCGAGGATATGCTCCGGTGTGTCCACGGGAGAAGTAAGCGCGGTCAGCTCATCGATTTTTTTAAGCAATGACTTCTCAGCCTTTTTCTGCTCGCCGTCGAAGCCCTCAAGCTTTTTCTGCACCTGCTTCAGCTCTTTTTTCTGCAGCTCCATTTCCTTCGCCAGAAGCGAAAACCCGCGCAGAAACTCATCCGCCTTCTCCGGGATTTCATCCACAAGAAACACCTGCTCGCCAATCTGAATTTCACCGGCCTTAATATTGGCCTTGGCGTCCTCGGGCATGGCGCAAAGCAGGAGCATGTCTTTTTTCTTGAGTCCGATCTTTTCAAGTGAGGCAACAAACGGCTCGCCAAACTCTTCGAGCATCTTAATCTCGCCGTCTATGGTTTTGCGATCCGCGCCGAGGTCTTCCTTACAGAAGGAGTTCCAGTCTTTTCCTGTGAGTTTGAAAAATCCGCTATCCTTCACCTGTTTGTACATAGCGTATCGGGCTGCATTAATGTAACTACCGACCGCGTGCATCGCCTTCATGGCACCGATCATCTCGCTCATACGTTTCTGTTCTTCGATTTTCATCCTACCTCCCGATTCGGGGAATGATTCCCCGGTTTCCTGTGCTAAGCTATTGATTATATTAAGTGCCATCGGGGAACGTTCCCCGAATCTCCACACCGGCCACTACGTCCCCAAATATCTCTGCGCCGTATCCGCGAAGCCCTTCCGCACACTGTCCGCGATCCTCACAATCAGCGGCGACAGCCGCCACCCATCAGCCACCTGCTCGGTCCAATTCTGCATGCGCAGATTATGCAGTGTGAAATTCACCTTCGAGTACGACAGTTCCAGCGCCTCCTCTATCTCCCGCTGAGACATCACCCGTGTCACATCCGTCGCCAGGTACTGCACGATCCGCATCAAGTTCTGTTGACTCTCATTCGTGTAATCCGTTTTTTTATCCCCCGCCATTACGCCCGCACCTCCCGCACCATGCGATCCACCTCCAGCGATAGCGTCACCACGTCGAACAACCGCTTCGCGTTCTCCAGCATCCGCTCCCTCACCCGCGGGTCCCGCTCCTGCGAAGCGCAAAACGCAATATCCGCCGCCCGCTTGTTCAGACTCGCCAGCGCATTCAATTCAGCATCCGTCATGCCCGCCTCCCTCCGCGTCTCCGCGCCTCCGCGGTGAAAAAATTACGCCGCCCGCGGCCCGTCCCCGCGCTCCATCAGCATCACGATCGCCGCCTCGATCTCCACCGACCGCGTCACCGCGTTATGCAGCGCCTGCATCAGATCAATCCGCTCTTTTTCCCCGATCAGCACGCCCCGCGACGCCAGCACGGAAAAACACTGCCGCGACATGTCGCTCACGATGTCCCGCAGCTCGTTCTCAACTCTCCCCGCGTACTTCGTCGTGTACTTCGCCTCACCCTCCATCCTCCTCACCCCCTCCTGAACTTATTTATCCCGATCAGCTTGAGATCCTCATTGATGTGCCACGCCGCCTTCTCCGCCAGGTCGTACTGTTTCGTTCGTATCCCGCCAATCACCGAGGACAACGCATTGTTGATGTGATGCCCCAGAAACTCCCGGCACTCCGGCGGCAGCGCCCGCAAAATCTCAATAGCCCGTTCCTGTCCAGGATAATCAGCGCCCATTATATTTTTTCAACCTCCTTAAGCAGGACCTTGCTCTTCGTGATTTCCCGCCGCTCCCGCTCGATTATCTCCTCGCGCCTCCGTATCTCAGCTCGAAGCGCATCCGGCCCCGGCAGCGCAAATATCCCCGCGTGCCGGCTCACGCACTCAATCGCCCTGCGCTGCCCCGTCGCCCGCACAAAAGCCGCCAGTTCGATCGCGTCCGGCACCCGGCCGTCATGCGAAACCGATGTCCAGTTATCAAGCGTGGATTTCATGACTTCATAATTCAATAGGTTCGACATCGCCGAAGCCACGTCGAACCGGGACAGCTCCCGGCCAGCCTCGCAATGCGCATGCGTCAGATCCTGCGACAGGGCCGCGCAAAGCTCGGCACGAAAGTACAGACTCCCCGCGTGCGCGTGCACATCATGCCTCACTGCCTCTTCAGACTGCCGTTTCAGCAGGTCAAAAATAGTGACTTGTTTCGTCTCATCCGCCGATTTTTTAATTGATTTCGTCATAGACAGAGCACAAAAAAAGCGCTACAATCGGGGCAGTTTCCCCTTATGCAGCGCGCTTACGATATTTTCCTGTTGCCAACAGTTCCTCGACAGGAATTCCAAGTACATCTGCAATCAGTTTTATTGTTGCGAGTGGGGGCTTCGAGAACCGGCCATTAATCACGTTGCTGGTATACACGCGGGAACGCCCGATGCGTTCGGCAAGCGCACTCCGCGTTATGTCCTGGTCGATCAAGGCTTTTAAAATTGTCTTGGTCATTTTTTTCAACTCATCACCTTACGAATGTAAGCTACTGTTGTAATATACAGGAGAACTTACAATAATGTCAAGTGGTAATTTAATGACGATTTTTTTGTATAAAGTGACGCTTGAACGAATGCTTGAGGAGTCCGGCCTGAAGAACGAGTCCTCTATCGCAAAATCATTGGGTATTTCTCCGCAGGCATTCTCAAATTTCAAAAAGAATGGAGAAATTCCCGCAGAAAGAGTCATTCAATTTGCGCTGAAGTATAAACTGTCGATTGATTATTTACTCACAGGAGAGGGGCAACACAAGCGCGAGGGGAAAGACTGGATAATAGATAGGATTGGCGAAAAGATGTCTCAATACTGCATTAACAGCGGCGATGATCGGATCCTCAAAATTCTTGAATTGCTAAACAAAGAACCAGAATCAGAGAGACAACTGCTTCTCGATTTACTCGAGTCCAGAAGCCGCGCCAGGGAAGTGTGGGAAAAGCTGAAGCCATAAGGAGAAAGAGAATTACTATGGTGGATTACAATGATAGGGGTGGTGGTTTTAAAATAATTGGATATTTATTAACGATTGGCCTGGTTATTTACGTTATTTCAAACGCGGGTTCGTGTCTCAGTGAGTCGCCGAAAAAGATATCCAACTCAGAGCCGCCGTACATCTCCGTCGCACCGCAAGCAGCGCCCGGGCCGAAGCCACAAAAGCCGATAGCAACTCCGTTCACCGACAACGCAAAGCCGGAGACGGAAAGAGAATTCAAGGCATCATGCCTGAAAATAGTTCAAAAAGACGACGGCAAAAACGTCTACTATAAAGAGCTGCTTAAAAACCCCGATAAATTCGTTGCCGTGCGCCTGCGGTTTCCGGCGAAGATCATGACGATAGAAGAGGCGGACGGCAATACCGCGATACAGGCGTACATATCGGACAATTACGACACGGCCATCATCGCGTACACGGGAACGATGAATATCTACGAGGGTGACATTATCCAGGTCTATGGCGTGGGCATGGGTAAATTTGAGGGTGCAAACGCCATGGGCGCCAGCGTTGCCGTACCGGCAGTAGCCGCGAAGTATATTAAAAAGATGCGATCAGGAGAATAGCTTGTTTTGGCGGATCGCGGAGAAAAGCCGGCGGTCGAGCGGGAGAGAGGGGAAGATGGACCGAAGCGTATCGGCAAGATAGTCCGGTGGAATAAGGTTCGTGAGGGCGTCCCGTTTTCAACCCCGCGCCGACGAGCGGTTTCACGGCTGTTCATTGGGTTCAAAAGCGGCCCGATTTTTCGCCCCGCTTTCGTCAAACCAATTTTAACGCTTTCCCGCGAAACCCCGTTTTCCCCCGTCAATTCCCGCGTTCATTCAATTCATTTATCGCGTTTTTTTAAATTCTTTCTCACAATTCTCTCGTGTAAGTCTCAATTCGAAACAGCTTTTTTATCTCAAACTACGCCAGATATACAGCCAGCGCTTACTGAGGAACAACTCGTTGCCATAAAAAAGCGAATCGAAACGGCATGGGCGAGTCTATTCTACCCGCCGCCTGACGACTGTGCGAAGGAAATCATGCATGAGTATCTGCATGATTCTTTAAGACAAAAGGCATTTGAATTCCTTGCCTCAATAAGCCTTGGCCAGAAAGAAATTTACGACATGTTGAATGAGCAGCACGCTCTGCAACAGCGTGTGGACGAGTTGGGGAGAAAAATATCTCGTATCGAAGGTATTGATTGTGTATTCCGGGCCATGTCGCCCACCCATTCCGATTCATGTCGCCCACCTGTTCCGATGCATGTCGCCCACTGATTCCGGCGGCATGCCGCCCACTTTTTTGGATGCCGTCGGAACCAATTAAAATAGTCGCCTGACGAAACGCCTTAGCGCTGGATACCGAGTATCGAAACGAGTATTGTTCTTCCTTCTAATCATTCCAAGGGAGGAACGATGACTCAAGAAAGGGTATCCATGCGTAAAACGAAAGAGGTCTTAAGGCTGTTCTACGATCTGAAGCTGTCCAAGCGTCAGGTCGCCAGGTCCTGCAACATCGCCCCCAGCACGGTGCGCGAGTATTTGCGCAAAGCGGAGCAGGCGGGCATTGGTTGGCCCCTCCCCGACGGGATGGACGACGATGCCCTGGATGCCAGGCTGTTTCCCGAAGAGGCGGCTCCAGCCGCCGCCCACCCCCTACCGGATATGGAGTATATCCACCAGGAGCTGCCGAGAAAAGGCGTCACCCGTCAACTCTTGTGGCTTGAGTACAAGGAGAAGCAGCCTGACGGGTACGAGTACAGCCAGTACTGTGAGCTTTTCCGCCAGTGGTCGAAGCGTCTCGATGTCACCCTCCGGCAGGAGCACAAAGCCGGAGAGAAACTGTTCGTTGATTTTGCGGGTAAAGGCATCGACGTAATCGATCCCGCAACCGGCGAAGCAACGGAGGCCCAGATCTTCGTTGCGGTCCTCGGCGCCAGCAATTACACTTATGTCCTGGCAGTGCCGGACCAGAGCCTGTTTTGGTGGATTACCTGCCACACGAAAGCCTTCGAGTACTATTACGGTTTGCCCGAAATCGTCGTCCCTGACAACCTTAAGTCAGGCATCTCCAAGGCCTGCAGATACGATCCGGACCTCAATCCCACCTATCACCGCATGGGCCAGCACTACAACGTCGCAATCATGCCTGCTCGTGCGAGAAAACCCAAGGACAAGGCAAAGGTCGAGGCAGGCGTTCTTTTGGTCACCCGCTGGATCACCGCGGCCCTCCGTAATCACACCTTCTTCAGCATCGCAGCACTCAACGAGAAAATCGCCGAACTCCTCATAAAGCTTAACACGCGCAAATTTAAGAAGCTCCCCACCAGCCGCAAAGAGCTGTTTGAATCTCTGGAAAAGGCCGTCCTCAGACCCCTGCCGGCCGAACCCTACGAGTATGCGGAATGGAAGGAAGCGGCGGCGGTAAACATCGACTATCACGTCGAGGTGGACGGCCATTATTACAGCGTCCTCTATACGTTCGTCGGAAAGAGAGTCGGCGTCTGGATGGCGGCCCGGACAATCGAGTTTATCTTGAACAACAAGCGGGTCTGGCTCCATCCCAGAAGCTATGTCAAGGGCGGCTATACGACTGTCAAAGAGCATATGCCGAAGTCGCACCAGGAATACCTTGGGTGGACCCCGTCGAGAATCATCACCTGGGCAGCGGCCAACGGCCCGCATACCGCCCTGCTCGTGGACGCTGTCATTAAGTCGAGAACGCATCCGCAGCAGGGCTACCGCGCCTCCTTGGGCATCATCCGCTTGGAGAAACGCTACGGCAAGGAACGGCTTGAGGCTGCGTCCCGAAGAGCCTTGGCGATCAGGGCATACTCATACAAGAGTGTCAAGTCCATCCTCAAAACCGGCCTTGATCAGATGCCTCTTCCGCTGGACGTGGTCCCGGAAGAACGGAAGGAGGTGACGCTGCCGAAAACTCATAAAAATATCCGTGGAAGCCGGTACTTCAACTAACATCAAAACACAAAGGAGAAAATCATGCGCAATCAAACTATCGAACAACTGCACCAAATGAGGCTTCACACCCTGGCCGCCGCTTTCAAGGAGGAAAACGAACGGCCGAACAATACCGAGCTCACCTTCGATGACCGCTTCGGCATGTTGGTGGAGCGTGAATGGCTGTTCCGGGAGAACCGCCGCGTCAGCACGCGGCTCAAGGCAGCCAAACTCAAGCACCAGGCGACCATAGAAGACATCGACTTCCGCACACCGCGCGGCTTGGACAAGTCCGTAATCCTCACCCTCGCAAACTGCCAGTGGATTAAGGGCCATCACAACGTCATCATCACCGGCCCCACCGGCGTCGGCAAGTCATATCTCGCAGAGGCGCTTACCAATAAGGTCTGCCGCGAAGGAGGAACGGCCAGGTTCTATCGTGCATCCCGGCTCTTCCAGGAAATAGCAAGGGCAAAGGGGGACGGCAGTTATGCCGTCTTCCTTCAGAAAATCGCTAAAACGGACCTCCTCGTAATCGACGACTGGGGACTTGCGCCGCTCACTGACCCGGAGCGAAGAGACCTGTATGAGATCATGGAAGACCGTCACGGCATCCGTTCTACCCTGATCACGAGCCAGTACCCCGTCACCACATGGCACGATCTTATCGGCGAGCCGACACTGGCCGACGCCATCCTCGACCGGATCGTACATAACGCCCACAAGATCGTTTTGGACGGAGATTCTATGCGAAAAACCAAATCCGACTTGACGTAAGCCGCCCACTAACTGTACAATCACCCTGTCCAGCGCTCACGCGCTTTCGTAGGTGGGCGACATGCCCGGATCAAGTGGGCGACATGGCCGGAATAGCCAATTGATCGCGATGGCACGCTCACCGCGCTTAAAAAGCAGCTTGACGCGACACAGATCGCGATGGATGAATTAACGGAGCGTATTCGCTCGGATGACCGAAAAATCATAGCCCTTGACGCGCAAGTCACCTCGCAGAGGGCCGAATACGAACGCGAAAAGAAAAAGCTTGATGACTCCAGCCCTGTCCGCACAATCATTGGCCAATCCGAGCGGGTGCGCCGGGTAATTGAAGACGTCATCCCTGCGCTGTTTCCTCTAAAAGTGCGCCAGTTGGCAAGTGCGATGACCAGCGTTTATAAACAACTAGCTCATAAGGACCAGGTTGACAGCATTGAAATTCACAACGACGGCACAACGCGCATCCTTGGCAAGACAGGCAAA